AAATACATTACTTGAACCGTATTGTTGTCATAGTTACCCCATCCGGTTATATACTGTCTGTTACCAGGCATTTCTTGAATTCTTTGTAATTCTTCTTCTGGAATATTAGGAAACTGTTTTTTAAGCTCTGGTATAGTTATTGATTTAACTTCACCGACATAGTATATGTCTTGAAAATTAGGATCTTCCGTATAAGAATATACTAAATAAGAAGGATCAACGTAGTCTAAAGTTATACCATTAGCTACATTGAAATTAGTTTTCGCACACGCTATTCCGCATACAACAAGGTCTTCATTTAATCTTCTTTTAGTAAGCTCCCATTTATTTTTAGCTAAAGTCTGTGTTATAGCTTCTTCTTCCGCTATTTCAATAGCTTGCTTATAACTTAACTGTAAATGTAATTCTAATTCTTCTTTTGTTTCTGGTAAATCTGTTGGAGGAATACTAGTTCTTTGTAATTGAACTCCTAGTAGATCTTCTGCAGCTTGCATTTGTTCCTTAGCAAACATATCTTCCGCAACAGCAGTTGCATACATAGTTCTTTTCTTTACAGAAGCAGGATCTTGAGAATAAGCTTTTATATCGTATTCTTTACTAGATATACCGTTTACAACAATATCAACAAACTTAGATAATATAGGAACTGGTTTCCAGTCTAGATTTAAGTAGCTTAAGTCACCGTTTATTGATAGTTCGTCTTTGTATTTTTGAACAGGTTGTTCACCTCTAGCATATAATCTTAAATGATGAAAATTATTAAAACTAGTAAGATATCTATTACCATTAGTTCGGCCTTGATTAAACCACTCTGTCTCAATAGCTTGCGCCACTTGTGAACCATATTCTAACGAAGCTTTTTCATAATCCGGTACTACCTGACTAGGAAAGGCGCTATTTGAGTTAGTGTACATTTTCATTTATTCAATTATTTTTGACATTGTTCCTTTATTATTATATCTTTTAAAACCAAGATCATAAGTTTTTCTTGTAATTGTAGGTATGGGTCTATATTTATTTTTATTGCAGGCCATTATTGCTAAGCCAGAACTTATAGAAGCATCGTGTTTTGTTCTGTTATTTATATTAAATTTAGACCAATCGTTTAATGTTCTTTGAAAGTAAATATCTCCGTATGTTCCATTTTGTTTTAAACCTACAAAATCTTCTATATATGATTCTATAGCAGCTGCGTGAGCTTGCTTAATATCTTCTGATGAATTAGGTATTCCACCTATCTCTCTTTCTGTAATAGATAGTTTTAATTTATCTGGTCTATTCATTGCAAAACCTCTGTAACCTCTTCTTTTAAAATGATACAGTAATCTAGGTTTGTTATTTTCTGCTAGTATAGGCATGCCATAAAAAATACACGCCATTAAAACATCTTCAAAAAACATTTCAGCGGTTTGAGGTCTTGCTATATATTCTAAAAAGAAATGATTTGCAGGGGCATTTTCCATGCTAAACTTAGTTAAACCGTGCAAAGATCCATTAGAACCTCTACCATCTACTGTTCCTGATATGTCATAAGAGTCACATCCAAAAGCGCCCATATGTTCGTTAGCTGGGTATTTTATACCTCTTTTAATTATAATCTTATTTTGTTGACTAACATCTGGCACCCATGATAAATAAAATTTACCATTATTTTTAGGCGCAAAAAGAACTCGTGTATCTTTTATTCCGTTTTCCCAGTAAAAATCTCCTCTTGTTACTAGCTTTGTTTTACCAACATCACCATTGTAATCTATTTGCTCATAAATCTTAGTTAAATTAAATAACGAAGATTTAGCTTCGTCTCTGAAAGCGTGTTCTTCAGTTCTTGGAAATTGTCTATAAAATTCATTTAAAGCGTCTTGATCTTGCTTTAAACCATCAACTTCATTTTGCCAATATTCTATTACACCTTGTTTTATTTTTACTCCGTGAGGGTCTTCAACCGGTTTCTTTGGTGTGTCGAATACAGGTACGCCATAAGAATCAATGTATCCTTCGTAGTTCCATTCCATAGGTATGAACAAAGAATAGAGTCCGCTGCGAGTCTGTCCATTGGCGTTTCTTTCTGTAACATCTGAATCATAGTATAATTTCTTGAAGTTATCACCTCCTTTATCTAAAGCATTAGATGTTGATCCCATCATACACTTACCAATAATTCTACTACCTAATCTAAGGGTGGTTTTCGTAACTCTCCAGTTATTAAGAATATTATTAGGCCTTTCCCATTTTCCAGATTCATCGTGAACTAATAGTTTTAGTTTTTCACCATCGTAAGCGTTGTCGCCGGTATTTTTCCAATCAATAGTGGTGTCAAGTCCCTCAAGGTCGGCTGCAGTTTCATTGGCGATAAGTTTTCTACGAGTAAATTTAGATGCTGGTACTCTGTAAGCAAGTTCTGTCTTTGGACGATCCATACCGTCTTGTATAGGTTTGAAAAAGAATGGATAGTTAACTGATATTGGAACGACTTTATCGGTAAACATTGTCTTTGCGTCGGCCCCAGATTTGGACAGTATTCCGTACCGTGAGTCGGAATTAATAGTTGCGAGATTAACAACTTCTCCTGATGCCATAAATGAAAATCCTGATCTACGATTTTTAAGATAGCACATTCCATAGCACCTGATGTCTGCTTTGCAAGCTTCCCAGAATATAAAGAATAATCTGTTTGCTTCTCTAAAGTCTGGCTTCCCAACATCAATCTTGGACCACTGCAAGTACATATAGTGAGTACCAGTAAGGTAAGTAGCCACGCTCTTATTATAGAACCAAAAACCTTGTTCTCTTCTAGTAAATTCTTTATCAATGTAATCATACCATTTTTCTTTAAAATCAACTGGGTATTCTTCCCAATCAAAAATTGTTTTGATTTTTTTGAAAGCAACTGGTAATGTTTCTCTATTCCATTTGTTATTTTTAAACTTAACAACATCTTTAGGAACTTCAGGTAATCCTATATATAAGTTTTGTATTTTATATATTTCACCTATTTTTCCTGTTTTAGATATAACAACTATATCATATTCTTCATTATAACCATACTCCCACTTGTTATACCTATTCATTCTTTTTAGAACTTTAGGTTTTATGTGGTCTTCAACAACAGTAAAAAGATTTTGCGTATACATTATTTAGATCTTCCTTCTGCAAAACCTTTAAAAGCTTTTTCTTCTTTAACTTCTTTTGGTTTTTCGTTTATAATATTTTCTTCTTCTTGTATTCTTTGTAATATCTCAAAGGCATCAAATATAGCTAACTTTTTAGTAGCCGCAGCGTTTTTAAGTCTATCTGCAGAAATGTCAGGGCCAAAATCTATAATGGGCTCTTTAGCGACTTTAATTAATTCTTCAACCGCTATTTGCCCAGCTTGGATTATACTCTTCTTGGTTTTCTTTATTTCCATATTTAATTACAATATCATTAGATTTCATACAATATAAACGCTCGTTTTCTACATTAAAATCATATTCCCCATAAGGAGTATAACCAACACAGTCTCCCTCGTTTATTCCTAGCGCTTCTAAAGAACTATTACCTATTTTAAGTATACCAATTAGGTGTTGTTCTTTATTTGTTGTTAATTTGTCTTTAGATTTTAAAGGTTTAACAAAACACCTATTGTTTACAGCTTTCCATTTATTCTTATTTTTACATAAGTATATTTGATCAAGAGCACAAAAAAACAAATCATCTTTAAAGTAAGATCTTGATTTTTTCTTTACACCTTGCATGCTATAAAAAGTTCTAAAAACATTATGATGTATCAATACTAAATCTCCTTTTTTTATAATAGTTTCATAAGCAGCTGGAGTTTCTATAACTTCCGCTACGTTATTTACAAATTTAAAACTTTCAATTTTAGTATTTAATATAAGTTCCTTGTCACCTATTGTTTTTTTATTTTCATAAGTATCTCCCAAAGGTTTTACTATGAAATCATATAGGCTTTTCATTAATACTCTAAATCATATTCAATGGATATAGCCATGTTAGAATTAAACTTCTTCCACGGCAATACCTCATTGTTTTTCTTTATATGAATATTATAAGAATTATCTTTCTGGTCTTGAGTTATATAGGCAATTTCATGACCACCATAGACACTTTGTCCAACAGAGTAGTGCATAGCATCGCTTTTATAATCAGCACCTATACTGATTTTTCTTATTACGTTAGTCATTAGTCCTCAGCTTTAACAACAGCTGTTTCACCATCATCTTTCTCTATTTCAGTGTATTCACCTGTTTGTATGTTTATGTTAATAGAACCGTATTTCTCTTCAAGAGCTTGTTTGTTTTCTTCTATTTTAGGAAGTAATAAATCTAACTGAGATAAAAGTGTGTGTTTTCTTACGTCAGACAATCCTAATTGTTCTATTATTTTTTGGTAATTAACTTGTTGTTCTTGAACAACTTTTAATTCTTCTTCTGTAATTTTAAAGCTTTCTGCCATTTTGTTTAATTTAATTTAATTGTTTTTTTTAATAATCTAACCCCACCTAAAATCCATATAATCAAGAAGAAATACGGAAGATATGTAAATGTCATGTCCCACGAATATTTTTGTGTAGCTGGATTCTCATTTAGCATATAAGCTAAAAAATAATACCCAGGTACTAATAACGTGTACATTACTAGTTTTAAATATTTCATTTTATTTTATTTAATTAATACTCTTACTATTTATTATTACTTATAGATTTGAATTTTTCCACGCCTCGTGATCCAAAATAAGCTATATAAACAGTTGTAAGTAACTGCTTTAGTAATCCAATCCACTCTTGTTCTACAGTAAAAGATATTTCATGGTGACTATCAACCCATATAAAGGCTATAGCCATAAAAGATAAAAATATTAAAGCCATAGGTCGTGTGTTTTTAGAAAGCCATGAATCTGATTTCATGTCACTTTCCCAACGCCTTGTTATTTGACTCTCTGCCTCTGAATTAGCTTTATCCATTATTTCTTGGATTTGCTTTTTAATTAGCAGTTTTTCTTCTTCTGTAGTAGTGAGCTTATCGATGACGTTACCAACTTCTTTGATAACGCCACCCGTAAGCCATTGAATTATTTTTTTCAATTAAAATTTACTTTTTAAGTAAGATAAACCTCTACCTAACATAGTTCCATCTTGATTTGCGTCATTGAACATTGTATCTCCATCTTGATCTCCATCAAAAGGATCACGACGACTAGATTTAACAACTTTAGTTTTAACTTTGGTTTCTGGTGCGAAAAAGTTAGCTCCAATTTTAGTCTCACCTTGTCTATTAACAGACCCAGCAGAACCTCCAGTTCTTCTAACTTGATTCAAGTGATCACCAGGATAAGTATCATCAGATCCAGTACTATCAAAAAGCATTGAATTAGCAAGTCTACCACCCATACCTAAATCCTTATGCATGGGATCATGAGTAATAGTTAGATTGTTATCCGCTTTTTTTCCTACCAAAGAGTTTCTACCTTTCCCAGCTGAATTTGGGTTTAAACCATAAGATCCACTAGTTTTATGAGTATGTGCATCAGGTCTGTGTCCTGCATCAGCCGCTCCGTGCTTCATGTATTTAGCAGCGCCTCCGTTGGTCATGATGTCTTGAACTTTAGCAGCTCCTTTTGCATAACCATTCATTCTTGCAGCTCCAAAAGATTGAGAGTAACCCATTCTTGCAGCTCCTACTCCATCTTCAGCATAGTCAGGTACGCCGTTTCCGTTTGCATCTGGTTTTTTCTTAGCCGCACCTTTTTTATAATCATGAGCACCTTTGTATTTAGCTGCACCTTTCTTTTCATTTTTCATATGTCCGTCTGCTGCGCCATGCTTATATTTAGCAGCACCTTCTTTTGCTTGGTTTTTTTCTAACTGCTTTCCTGCAGCCGAAGGATCTTTAGCTGTTACGCTACCGCCATCTTGATTTGTTTTCATTTTTGATGCTCCAGCTTTCTTGCTGACTTCATCGTAATTCATGTTTTTTGGCATTTTTTTATATTTTAAAATATTATTGTTGCATTAATTTTTTTTCTGCTAATTGAGCATCTTTTTCCCAAGGACCTTTACCGGCTTGCATTACTGAGTAATCATATTCTTTTCCTTTAAACATTACTTTACCAGCTCCTTCAGAATCTACCTCATAATCTAATCCACTACCTGGATTTTTTATTTCACTTTTGTATTGATCAACGTGAATTTGTTCATGAGCTAATGTTTTCTGCATTTCTACTGGATCATCTAGTAAATCTTCATTTAAAATAATAACTCCATTTTTAGGTGTTCGCGCATAAACAGGATCATCACCCATATCTCTTTCAAATACAGACGTGTTCATTTTGTTTAAATCGAACGGAGGGTTTATTTTAAATGCCATTGTTGTAAGGAAATTTTTTATTAAACCATGATTGTCTTTTATCACAACCACAAGGTATGTTAAGACCGTCTGATATTTTATCTACAACGGTCTTAATACCTGTTTTGTTAGTGAATTTAGCAATGCTATCGCCTAATCCTCTAGATTCCATTTATGCTATTACTTCAGTTGCAATTGCAAAGTCAGAAAAATACATTTGTACTGGAGTTGCTGCTTCATCAAGTCCTAATTGAACTGTTGATTGTACGCCTCCTGGATTAGCAGTTAATGCAGCATATACAGCTTTTTGTGGTGACTTAGATCCGTTAACGATTGCTGGAATACCAGCAGTACCATCTTTAGTTGTTCTTACAGTAATATTTATTACTCTTTGACTTAGACTTGTAGCTGGTACAACAGCATCGCCGCCTCCGGCTAGCGTGTAAGTTGCTTGGCTACTTACAGCGCCTTCTAATACAAGTGATAACACTCCTGTTGCTGCTACGTATGATACGCTTTGGATTTGATCTACGTTGACTAATTCAGGCCCTTGTGTTAATGGTGCTCCTGAGTCAACAATGTTGAATTTTAAAAATTTTGACATTTGTTTTTGTTTTGTGGCTGTTAAGCCTGGTTTGGTTGTTTTTTTTGATTTATCAGTTTACTCTGTTTATTTTTTCTTCGGTAAGGATTTTATTTTACCGTTATGTGTTCTAGCGTATCTATGTGTAGATGTTTCTTTGCTAGGTATTAATTCACCTGAGTATGTAGCGTCTCCATATTTCCAGCTAACTGTCTTAGCAGCTCCATGATGTTCAGCACCGGTAGAATTATGTCCATCATAGTTATAACTACCGTGAGCATCATCAAACAGCGCTTCTGCGTGTCCTTTGTGGCCTTCGGCCATTTCTTTTCTACCTCTTACTACATCTTCTTCTTCCCATGAATTAACCATGTGATGCTTTGAGTGCTTTGCGTTTCCGCTGTAATGACCGTAATGTCCTTTATGATTGTATCCCATAATTATGAATTTGCGTGATATGCGGAAAGCATTTTCTTAGCTTCTTCAGCTGAGGAAAAACCTGATTTCCAGACACCACCTTTTTTATTATTTAAAATAACGTATTTATCGCCACGCTTTACAACGCAACCACTTCCACCTTCTGACTCCGCACAGCCTTTACCTGCTTTTGCAGCGCCTAACCTATTCATTAACATATTTGCCATAACTATATATTTTGTAAAGCTATTATGTCAGTTAAAACAGTTGAGCCAGTTGCCAACACTTTAACCACTAATAAATCTATTACTTTCCCAGCAGGTACATTACTTAAAGTAACTTGATTACCAGAAACGTCTTCAACAACAACACTTCCTGTTGTTCCAAAATACAAAGAATAACCGTCGCTAATATTAGCAGCGTTACTTTTATATATTTGATATGTGGCAGCTTGAGCAGGACTACCGCTTAGCGTTATTGTATTTGCATCGTCCACACTTACCACGGTAAATATCTCACCATTAGTGTATACTACGTCTCCTCCAGATATAACATATCCCAGAGGGTTAGTTACTGCTGGTAAAAAATCACTACCAGCATCAATTAATTGATTTGTAGCCCCTGTGTTTGTACCACTAGCTATAACCCCAGGTTGAGGTATATTAATAGTGTCGCTGAGGATAACACTTACCGATGAATTGTATGTACTCATTTTTTTTATTTTTATAATTCTCCAACTCTGCCTTGTGCGCAAAGAACTGGATTAATTCCTTTATATTTAACTGGAGCTTTAAGTATTTGCATACCTGTTATTCCATTACTAGCTCCTTGACCATGAACTCTGCCTTCTTGATTTAAAGGCCCGTCCCATATATGAGATTCACCTACTACACCAACTTTTGTTCCTGGTTTTAATTTTTCCATTGCTGGATCGTATTTTTTGTGGTCCATAATTATTTTTATTTATTTATTTATTTCTTTTTCTCATATCGTTCCAGTACATAGTGTGCATTGTGTCTACATTACAGTGTGCAGGTCCTTTATATTTTTTAGCAGCTCCAGCAAATAATCCTCCGTAAGATTGACCAAACATTTGTCCAGCGTTTGTTATAGCGCTATTTTTAAAACCTACAGCATTCATCATAGGTTGTAATTCTTGCCCTAAAGGATTTCTTAATTTAGATGCAGGCGTTTCTTGCTCACTAGGATTATCTGTATAAGATTGCTGCGCGTCTGATACTAATTGGTTTTGAGTTGCATTAACACCATTTCTAACGTTACCGTACTGAGATATCATATTACCAATACCTAATCTTTTTCCATAACCTCCACCGTACTGAGACACTTGATCTTGACTGTATTCCTCTGGCGACATACCTGCCTCTTCTGATTTAAATCTTAGTCTAGCTGCGTCTCTCGCTTCTTTAGCAGAATTAAAAGTATCCATTAAACCAGCTGACTGAGCGTTCGCTCTTCCACCTGGACCTTTATTATTCATCATTGCAGAGTAAGCGTCACTATAAGCTGAATTAGCATCAGATAAGTAACTTGGGTCAGTTGATTCTGGCTCTGGCGCTCCACCAGCAGCTTGCTGGCCTGCATTTGAAAAACCACCAACTAGACCGCCTAATCCTCCAGATCTACTACCTGAGATTCTTGATCCCGCTGCTGTACTTGCTGCTATTGTACTCATTTATCTGCTTTTATCTTTATTAACATTATATATAGATTTAGTTAAAACTTTATCTATATATGAATTTCCTTTTATTATTTTATTTCGCCTCTTACTAATAGGTATATCTTCTTCACCTAGCATTATGCGATATATTCTTTTAATAAGCTGTTTGCCTTTAAAAGATATTTTGTATATATTATACTTCTGAGTTGTTCTATTTCTTTGCCTCCAAACAGAGATCCATTCACCTTTTATTAA